GTAGGCCTGAATCACCTGTTCAACATGTACATGGTTTGATGTCGTCACATGGAGGTAATCACCGACATAATATAACCTACGATTCGAATGGTAATATCTATGGAACTACTGGTCCACAAGGCGGTGGTAGTTGGACAACACCTACAACAGGAAGAATTATAAATGACCCAGTTCTTGGTTATGACGGAGATTGGGCGGTTGGTAGTTATGGTGGTTATGGAACAACTCCAGGTCCTGGTGGTAGTCACGCACACACTCCAGGAAATCAACCAATGAGTAATCGTATGAGAAATAATAGAATGGCGATGAATCAAAATAATCAAGTAATGGGGTCTTACGGTAGTGAAATGATGCGTGCAAAAAGAGCTCTAGATGGTGAAATGGCAGGAAGAGCGGGTGGTTATGTTGGACGAGGTAGAATAATGAATAGAGGTGGAAAAGTTAGAAGTAGAAGAATGGCTAGAGGTGGAAAAGTTGGTTCAGTACCAAATCCAAGAACTGGAAAATTTGAACATGGTGGTGCTGTTCATAATAATAATATGAATATGTGCATTGAAGGTACTGGACAAAGATATACTGGTATGACTGTATCAGCTGGAGGAGTTCAATACTCTACTGGTGGTGGTACTTTAGAGGGTGGAAGTAGAAGACTAGGACCTTGTTAGTTAAAAATTTATAGGGAGGTTATATGAAAAGATTTATATATTGCTTATTAATAAGCTTGACATTTTTAATGTCTCAAGAACCTTGTGAAGGCACTTGTTTATCAGAAGAACAAACTATTAATATAACTAATAGTTTAAAAGAATTAGAATTTAAGGATAGTACGAATACTAAAATCATCGGTAATCTGAATGGTCAGATAAAGTTGTATATGGAGCAACACGCTAATGATAGTTTATTAATTAATTTAAATGAACAAAAAAGTATACTATTGAATGAAAGAATTAAATTATATAATGAATTGGTTAAGGAAGTTAAACCAAAATGGTATGAAAACAAGTGGTTGTGGTTCACACTTGGTGTGATAACTACGGCCGGTTCAATTAAATTAGCAGGGGAATTGGTAGACTAAAATGAGTGAAGTAAACTTAAAACAAATTATTAAGAGAGAGTATCTAAAATGTGTTGAAGACCCTGTACATTTTATGAGAAAATACTGCACAATCCAACATCCAAAACATGGAAAAGTTAAATTTGACTTATATCCATTTCAAGAAAAATGTCTAACAGAATTTAATGAAAATCGTTATAACATAATTTTAAAAGCTCGTCAATTAGGTATATCTACATTATCAGCTGGATATGCATTATGGATGATGTTATTTCATAATGATAAAAACATCTTGGTAATCGCTACAGGTAAAGATACTGCAAAAAATCTTGTAACTAAAGTAAGAGTAATGTATGACGGATTACCACAATGGTTAAAAACAAATACTGAAGAAATTAATAAATTATCAATTCGATTTGCAAATGGTTCTCAAATAAAAGCGATTGCATCAAATGAATCTGCTGGTCGTTCAGAAGCTTTGTCTCTTCTAATTATTGATGAGGCTGCATTTATTGATAAGATTGATGAGATATGGACAGCGGCACAACAAACACTTGCAACTGGTGGTGACTCAATTGTTCTTTCAACACCAAATGGTGTGGGTAATTGGTTTCACAAACAATGGGTTGGTGCTGAAGATGGTTCAAATGAGTTTAATACTATTAGACTTCATTGGAGTGACCACCCTGATAGAAATCAAACTTGGAGAGATGAACAAGACAAAGTATTAGGTCCTTCACAAGCAGCACAAGAATGTGATACTGACTTTCTCACTTCTGGTGAATCTGTAGTCGACCCTAAAATATTAACTTGGTATCAAGAAAATATGGTTAAAGCACCAATATTACAAGAAGGGATAGATAGAAATTTATGGGTTTGGGAACAACCTGATTATTCAAAACAATATATTGTGGTCGCTGATGTTTCTCGTGGTGATGGGAGTGACTTTTCAGCTACACAAGTATTTGAGGTTAGTGATATGGTACAATGTGCGGAATATAAAGGTAAATTATCTACGACAGATTATGGACATTTTCTTATTGATTTAGCGACTAAATATAATGATGCAATATTAGTAATTGAAAATAATAATATTGGTTGGGCTACAATACAAACAATTATAGATAGAGGATATAAAAATCTATTCTATCAATCAAAAGATTTAAAATATGTTGATGTTGAACATCAGATAAATAACAAATACAGAGCACAAGATAAAGGTATGGTTGCTGGATTTTCAACAACAATGAAAACAAAACCATTGATTATTGCTAAAATGGAAGAATATACAAGAGAAAAATTAGTTAAATTACATTCAAATAGACTTATTGATGAATTATTTGTTTATATTTATCATAATTCAAGAACTGAAGCGATGGCAGGATATAATGATGATTTAGTTATGTCTTATGCAATAGCATTGTGGGTTAGAGATACAGCATTAAGATTACAAAAAGATAGGAATGACCAACAATGGGCTATGATGAATACAATATTAGACAAAAATGGTAACAAATCAGATGCTTCAGTTGGGTTTCAAAAAGGAACTCCTGGTCAACCATCAAAAAATCCATATGAAATGGATGTGGGTGGTGAAAAAGAAGATTTAACTTGGTTAATTAAATAATAAGAGGTAAGAATGGCACAAAATGAAAATATATTAACGAGACTTGGAAAACTATTTCAAAATCAAATAGTATTAAGAAAAACTCCAGGTGGACAAATAAAAGTAAAAGATGTTGATTTTACACAAACAGCATTAACATCAAATTTTATAGATAGATATAATAGACTAATGCATGGTTCGAGTTGGCAAACAAAATATGCTAATGCTCAAAATCAAAGTGCGTATGATGTCGCTCGAAAAGAATTATTTAGAGATTATGAACTTATGGATGCAGACCCAATTATATCATCGGCGTTAGATATATACTCAGATGAATCAACAGTTACTAATGTTGAAAATCGTATATTAAACATAAAAACTGATAATCCCAAAGTACATAATATTCTTCATAATTTATTTTATGATATTATGAATATAGAATTTAATTTATGGGCTTGGTTAAGAAATCTTACAAAATATGGTGATTTTTACTTACAATTAGATATATTAGATAAATATGGTATTGTTAATATAAAACCTATTTCAGTTTATGATGTAAATAGACTTGAAAATCACGATGATTCAAACCCAAAATTAGTTCAATTTGAACTTCAAGGTGAATCGGGTGGGGTGAACAAACAATCAGAAATATTAGAAAATTATGAAGTAGCCCACTTTAGAATGTTATCGGATTCAAATTATCTACCTTATGGTAAATCACAATTAGAAGGTGCTAGAAGAGTATGGAAACAATTAACTCTTATGGAAGATGCTATGTTGATTCATAGAATGATGAGAGCACCAGAGAAAAGAATATTTAAAGTAGATATAGGAAACATACCACCAAATGAAGTGGATAACTTTATGGGTCAAATTATTAATAAAATGAAAAAAGTTCCTGTTATCGACCAAAAAACAGGTGAGTATAATTTGAGGTATAATATTGAATCAGTAACAGAAGATTATTATTTACCTGTTCGTGGTTCAGATAGTGGAACAAATATAGAAACTTTACAAGGGTTAAGTAATGATGGTGCAATTGACGATATTGAATATTTAAGAAATAAACTTATGGCAGCATTAAAAATACCAAAAGCATTTTTAGGATATGAAGAAGGTGTGGGAAGTAAGGCAACACTTGCAGCTGAAGATGTTAGATTTGCAAGAACTATATCAAGAATACAAAAAATCATATGTGCTGAATTGGAAAAGATTGCAATTGTTCATTTATACACACAAGGATTTGAAGATGCAGAATTGATTAATTTTGAGTTAGAATTAACAAATCCATCTATGATTCACGAACAAGAAAAAATGGAATTATTGAATCAAAAACAAGAGCTGTCAGCTCAATTACTTGATAATAAATTAGTTTCCCGTGAATGGATATATGATAATGTATTTGATTTTAATGATGGTGATAAGAAAAAAATATTTGAAGGAATTATTGAAGATAGAAAACAAGCGTTTAGAATGGAACAAATAGAGGTGGAAGGTAATGACCCCGTAGAATCAGGTGAAAAAGCTGGTGAAGAATCAGAAATTCAAGAATCTGATTGGGGTGGTGATAGAAGAAGTGGTACAGAAGAAAAAGAATATGGAAACGAATATGATAGTGATGATTTAAAAGATGCCACAAAATATGAACGACAGGGAAATGGTAAGAGAGAGTTCAAAGGTAAATCACCATTAGCTACCTCAAAGGGTGCTACACTTGTTGCTAGAGAGGGATTAGTAAATTCTCTCCGACAAAAATTTGGAAAAGATTTAAAAAACAAAAGTATTTTGAGTGAAGAAACAATTTTAGATGAATAAAGTTAGTCAATATTTAAAAATACTTATATTTATATATGAATAATACTATATGGAAAAATACCAAAAAACGGAGATATATGTATGCGTAAAGTAAAACATAATAAGATTCGTAATACTGGTTTATTATATGAATTTCTGCTTAGGCAGATAACTTTAGATGTTCTAAAGGGTGATAAATCTAGTAAAGCGGTTCAAATGATTAAAAATAGATTTAATGAAAATACGGAGTTAGGAAAAGAATTAGCTTTGTATAATATTTTATCTACAAAAAAATTCAAATCAGATAAAAAAGCGGAATACTTTATTAATGAAGTAGTTTCTAATCGTCACAATTTAAATAATTCTTTTCTTAAAAGGGAGAGATATAATTTAATTAAAGAGATTAAAGAAACTTACAATTTACAAAAATTTATGTCTTCAAAAGTTAAAAATTATAAACTCTACGCATCAGCATATAAATTATTCGAATATTCAATACTATCTCCAGAACAAAAAACTGAATCATTTTTTAATTTAGTTGAACATGTTACTACAAATAATGCTAACATTAAATTGTCAGAAACTGTAGGTGAAGAAATACCAAATGATGAAGATTTAAGAATATTAGCTTACAAAACATTATTAGAAAAATTTAATCAAAAATATTCTAAATTAAATTTATCTCAAAAGAATTTATTGAGAGAATATATTAACAATATTTCTGGTACAAGTTCTCTTAAAGAATATATACAAACAGAAGTACCAAAAGTTAAAAAAGGATTAGAAAGATATTCTAAAAATTTAAAAGATAAAGTTGTTCAAATTAAATTAAAAGAAGCGATTAAATCCATAGATAATTTCTGTAAATTAACAGAATCTAAAAATGTTAAAGATAGTAGTGTTATACAATTAATGAGATATTATGAACTTTTAAAGGAGTTAAAGAAAAGTGGAAATAAAAAACAAAAAGTCCTTTAATAATCTAATTAAATCTTTAACAGAAGAAATTTTAGATGAGGAAGATTTAGATGAAATTACCACTACAGCTGGAGCACCTGGATATATGACTCCACTTGCATTTGGTAAGAAAAAAAAGAAAAAATATAAAGATAACACTTATAGAAAAAATTTAGGTGAAGCTTTAGAACAATCAGATTTAAAAATAATAGTAAAATTAATAAAAAATGTTGTAGCAGATATATTAAGAAATATATGGCTTAAAAGAGCAACTTGGAAATAGGAGATAAATAAATGAGTTTATATACACCAACATCTGGCTCGTTAGGGGTTAACTCGGATAGTACACCATTAAATCAACAACCAATTCTTAGAGTAGAGCTAGTTAAAGAGGCTAGACTACCAGCAGCTTGTATAATTCAAGATAGACCAAATCATGTAATTATAAATAATAGTGGAAGTTATGCATTTTTATATACTTCTACTGGTTCTAAAGGTGGAACATCACATTATAATGTAGATGACAGTACCGCTGGTAATGAGATTTGGGTTACAGGTTCTCATAGAATTCATGATTCGGCTGCTGGACATGGTCAACACCAATTAAAACTAGATATAAATCCTGTTGCTTGGAGACAGACCGATGCTACTATAACTGGAAATACTGGTGATGTAATTTTTGTGTTTAACGCTAGAAGTGTTCAAAAGAAAATATAATATTGGAGATTAATTAGTGGCTAATTATATAAGTAAATATTCAGGAGCTCAAATTGATTTATCTGTGGCTTCAGGTTCATCTGTCACGGGAATAATTAGAGATTTTAATACTTTAAGTGGTTCATCGACTTCAACATTGACAATTGGTGGTGATGCTAATATTGGTGGTGTTGTATATGCAGACCAATTTGTAAGTTCTAGTGGAGATTTAATATTAGATGGTAATGTAAGTGCGAGTGGATATATTTCAACACAAGGGAATATAACTGCGAGTGGAAATGTAAGTGCAGTTGGAAGTGGTTCATTTGGTCATGTAAGTTCAAGTGGTTATATATATTTTGGAGATGGAACAGAGGCGTTACCTTCTTTAGCATTTGGTGGAGCTGGACAACAAGATAACGGAATTTATAGAAGGTCAAATAATACATTAGGTATATCGGCTGGTGGTGATGGTATGATGACAATCGCACCAGAAGGTGTAACAATTGGTAGTACTCATGTTGGTAATGATTTAAATCCAGGAGCTAATGGTTTATTGGTGGAAGGTAATATAACCGCTAGTGCAAATATGGTATTAACTTCAAGTGCCGACCATTCACTTACTTTTGATAAAGCTGGTGAAGAGAAATTTACTTTTAGTCACGCGGGTTCTGGATTGTTTATTCAAAACGATGGAACAAATCAACTTGCATTTATACAAGACCACGATATAAGAATTTATAATTCAAGTGGTAATGAAACTGCAACATTTAGAGATAGTGGAAGAGTTGGTATTGGAACATTATCCCCACAAAATCAATTACATCTTAGTGGTTCAGATGGAACAACATCAGGTATTAGACAATCAAGAGCAGGTTCAAAAATATGGAGTCAAGAAATTGATTCAAGTGGAAGACTTCAATGGAGTTATCGTGCATCTGAAGCAGGAAGTAAAACCACAACATTTACATTAGATGATACTGGTTTCGTTGGTATTGGAACTGGTGGTCCATCTTTTCCTTTAGATGTAGAAAGTTCAGAAGATATATTAGCTTCTTTTGTTTCAACCGATAATAAAGCGGTTGTACAAGTAAGAGATGATGATACTGTTGGATATATTTCTGCAGAAAATGAGATATTATCAATAGGTGGAAATACTGGTGCTAATGCAAATAATTTAAATATAATAACTGCAAGTGGAAATGTTGGTATTGGAACAATGACACCAACAAAAGCATTACAAGTAAGTGGTGACATAAGTGCGAGTGGTAATTTAAAAATACAAGGTGGATTGACTGTTGTTGGTGCGATAACATCATCAATAGTATCATCATCAATAGTATTTTCAAGTGGTTCAAATATATTTGGTGACGCGGATACAGACCAACATACATTTAATGGAAGTATAAGTGCGAGTTCAAATTTAAGAGTAACAGGTGACATAAGTGCTAGTGATGGAACAAGAGCACTACATTATGATGTTTCTGAGAATGAATTAAATGTAGGTGGGGCTACATTCTATATCAACAAATCAAATGGTGTTGATGTTGATATTGATAATGGAACTTTTGTTGTGGACGCTAGTGCAAACAAAATTGGTATTGGAAACACAGTTCCAACAGAAGCATTAACCGTAACAGGTGACATAAGTGCAAGTGCAGATTTACATCTTGGTGCACATGCAAGTATAAGAAATCTCTCTGGTAATTTAACCATTCGTCCAGAAGGAGACTTAAAGTTAGGAACTGATTCAACGGATAATGTTTCAATTGGTAGACTTGATGCAGGAATAACAACAATTTTTACTAAAAATGGTTTAAATGTAACTGGTTCTGGTGCTCACATAACCGCAAGTGGAAACATAAGTGCAAGTGGATATGTTTATGCTGATAGATTTTATAATGGTGCAAATTATATAGATATAAAAACTGCGGGTAATGATTTAAGATTACAATCAGAAGGTGGTGGTGATGTAATATTTCATTCAGAGAGAAGTTGGCTATTTGAAGATGGTTCTGATAATTATCCTATAAGAATTTCAAATGCAGGACATATAACCGCAAGTGGAAACTTAACAGTTGCAGGTGATATAAGTTCAAGTGGTGACATTTATTTAGAAAATAATAATGATATAAAATTTGCAAGAGCAGATGGAACTGTTCAACCTGTTTTAAAGGTAGATAGTAATGATGATGTTATTATTGGTAATAATAATCTTGATGATATGATTCTTGTTACTGATGAAGGAACTGCTATGACATTAAAAGGTGATGGAAAGGTTGGTATTGGAACAACAACTCCATCAAAAGAATTAGAAATAGCTGGTGCCTTAAGTATGAGTGGTGCTTTAGTAGTTGGTCAAAGTCCAGCTGGACAACATGTAAGTGCGAGTAATAATGAGATAGAAATAATAGGAAATCATCCATCTCATGACAATAAAATTAAATTTACAAATACACATGCGACGATAGGTGGTTATCAAATGGGACTTAATGGTGGTTTGAAATCATTTCTCATATCATCAGGTTCTACTTCAGCTGAATTTGATACCCCAATTTTTCAAGTATCAGGTTCTCTTGCTAGAAATGTAGTATCTGTAAATCCTGGTGGATCTAATGGTAATACTAGTATAACAGCTTCTTTAGAAGTATCAGGTGCTTTTTCAGATATAAGATTTAACAATTTACCAACATCAGATCCAGGAGTTGCAGGACAACTTTGGAGTAATAGTGGTGTATTAACTGTATCAAGTGGATAAAATTAGGAGAATAAAATGTCAAAACAAGTAATAGTAGATTATATACCTTTTGAAATATCAAAAGATATGATAAACGAATCTATCAAAGAAAATAATGGTAGATTGGTTGTTAAAGGTGTATTACAAAGGGCTGAAGCTAAAAATCAGAACGGAAGAGTATATCCAAAAGAAACTCTTGTAAGAGAGGCTAAGAAATATGCTGAAGTTCAAATTGCTGAACGAAGAGCTCTTGGTGAACTTGACCATCCAGATTCTTCTGTTGTTAACTTGAACAATGTATCACATAATATACTTGAAATGCATTGGAAAGGTGATGATTTACTTGGAACTGTTGAGGTTTTAGGAACACCCGCAGGAAATATACTAAAAGAATTATTTAAAAGTGGAATCAAATTAGGTATCTCATCAAGAGGACTTGGTTCAGTTAAAGAAATACATGAAGATAATGGTGATGATACTGTTGAAGTTCAACCTGATTTTGAATTGATTGCATTTGATTTTGTATCTAATCCATCTACACACGGAGCTTTCTTATCACCAACAAATGAAGGTAAATTAAACGAAGGTGTTGGTACAAGAGATGGTGTGTGTTGTCACGATTGTAAAATTGAAGATATAATCAACGATATATTTAGGGGATAATAAAATGAATTATAAAAAATTAATGGGATATGGTGATAAAAAGAAAGTTACCAAAAAAGAATTAAAACCTAAAGTTAATAAAGTTCTTGAAAATATAAAAGAAGAATTTGGATATAAACAAAATTTAAAAGAAGTTGGAAATGCACAAGTTCATAAAAAAATGATTCAAAATATAGACAATGGATTAGGATACTACAAATCTTCAGTTGATAATTATGTTGATTTTTTAAATAAACAAGGACATAAAAAAGAAGCTAAAGAATTACAGAATACTTTTACTAAAGAGGTAGGTCGATTTAGAAAATTTATGAAGATTAAATTTCTTCGTATGGTAGATAAGTTAATATAATGCCAGCTGTATCAAAAGCTCAACAAAGATTTTTTGGTGTTGTAAAAGGCATCCAAAAAGGTGACGCTAAAGGTACAGGTAAAGCTAAAAAAGCTGCAAAAGATATGAGTAAAAAAGATGTTGATGATTTTGCTAAAACAAAACACAAAGGATTACCAAGTAGAGTGAAGAAAAAAGAAAGAGTTAAAGAATTAATCAAAAAAATGGTTCGTGAAATTATGTCAGAAATTAACGAAGCCACTAAACGAGATTATAAGGCAGAATACAAGAAATATGGTTCATCTACAAAGGCAAAAAAATACAGAGCAGAATTAAACAAATACAATAGACAAAAAGGAACTTATGGTAATGGTGATAAGAAAGACGCATCACATAAGGGAGGAAAAATCGTGGGATTTGAAGAACAATCAAAAAATAGAGGAAGAGCTGAAAAAAGTAGGTTGAAAAAAGAAGGAAATATCGGTATTACTACAAAAAAAGGTAAATCAATTTATTTAACACATAAAACATCTGGTAAAGAGATAGTAGTTCAAAATACTCCATCTATTTTAAAGAAATATAAAAAATTAGGATATTTGATTAGTATGCCCGAAGGAAAACTTAACGAATTTAACAAAGCTCATTTCCTTAATCTAATTAAACAAGAAGTTGATAGTCTTAAAGGTCAAGTAGCATATGCTAAAGATAAGGTTAATTACAAAGGAACACCTGATTGGGAAAAGAAAGAATTTAAAGGGGTTTTAAAAGATTTACTTAAAAAATTAAAAGATTCTGAAAAACATTATAAAAGAGTTCAGAAACTTAAAGAAGGAAAACTTAAAGAAGAAAAAGGTGTAGATAAAGTTTTAAGTATGGCAAATGATAACAGTTTCGGAAAACTTGGTGGTAAAACTGTAGATGCTATGAGTGCTAATTTATTTAAAACAGTTTACGATAAATTAACTGGTTCAAACAAAGAAAAAATTGATAAAATGAACGAAAAACAATTGTATGTCTTTATGACTAAATTGTGGACTAAGTTCGGTAAACAAGTGAGAATATAATGATAAAAATGAAAAACATATTATTAGAAAAGAGAGAATTAGATTCCAAATATATTCAGAAAATATCTAAAATGACAGACAGAAATAATCACGGGGAGGCTAGAGTATTTTTATCGCAGATGTTACAGAATGATAAATTGTATAGATTCTATAATGCTATGGCAATTCTTAATGATATATTTAATGGTGATGGTCCAGAACAAAGTAAATTAAAACAAAAAATGGAAAAAGTATTATATAAAGATATAAAGAAAAAATATGCAAATGCAAAAGAAATTATAGGTTCATTATAATGATAAAACTAAAAGAATTAATATCAGAAAAGTGTTGGAAGGGATATGAAAAAAAAGGAACAAAAAAAATGTTTGGAAAAACATATCCTAATTGTGTTAAGAAAGAAGATAAAGTATCGGAGGGAGATATTTGGCCAGCTAAAAACAAGTATAAACCTACAGTAGTATTAGCTAAATATTCAGGTGGTGGGAGAATAAAACCATTTGACCAAAAACATTTTAAAACAGAAGATGAAGCTAAGAAGTTTATCAAAGATATGATAAAGAAATATAAACTTAAACGACAAAAAGGTTTTTGGGCAAATCCAAAAACTGGTATTGAACTGGTAACAAATTTTTAGGAGTATAATGGTGATGAAACTTCAAGATTTATTAAAAGACATAGAATTAGGTAAAGTTTATACTGATAAAGATAAACCACCATTTAAAGTTAATGAAAAAGCTTCTTATAAACAAATAGGAACAAATAAAAATGATGGATACATCTTACATGGTAAAGATATTCCAGTTGAAGAGGGTAAAGTAAATCAATCTAAAGTAAATCAGGCGTTTACTAGAGGTGTAGCAGCAATAAGAAAAATTTCAAGAAAATTAAACGATGATGATAATTATGCATTTATTCAAAAATTAGAAAAATGGTTAAAATGAAAATATCTAAAGAAAGATTAAGAGAAATTATTAGGGAAGAAATTCAAATGTTAAATGAAGAACCATTTGGAAAAACAGAATTTTATCAAGGATATTCTTCAAAAGAAGCTAAAAAAGTAATTGATGATGGTTTGAAATTATGGGCAAAAGATTTAAGGAAAGTTCAATATAGAGTAATAAAAGATTGGATGTCAAAAGCTAAATCGGGTGTTCTTGATTATTTTGATTTAGTTAGAGGATTGGATACTGGTGATATTGCAAGAGCACATCCATATGAAACAAGATTTTTAAAAGCTGTATTGGATAGAGATAAAATTATGGATAGATTTAGAAAATATTTTGGTGGTAAAAAAGGTAAACAGCAAAGGAGAAAGGATAGATATGGCAAATAGTATTACAAATAAACATATCGTAGAAAGACTTGATTGTATTGAAAAAAGATTACCAAATGGTGAACTTTTAGAAATGCATGAGAACATCAAAGAAATTAAAGAGATTTTATTAGATCCAGAAGATGGGATAATAGTAAGAGTAAATAAAAACACTTATTGGCGAAGAGAAATAGACGCCGATGAATTTAAAGCATTATTAAGATGGAAACAAAGTGTAACACACGCTATGTGGATATCTTATTCAGCATTAATAGGAATTATAATTAAAATAATATTTTTTTAATATTTATTATATTAAACAGGAGAAAAAAAAATGGCAAAATTAAAAGACTTATTGAGTGAGGTTTTTGACGAAACACCAAAAGTCGATAAACACAAAGTATCAGAGGGTGTGAGAAATTTTGGTATAGTCGGAAAGTCACTTTATAATGGTAGTAATATTATGGAGGTAGCTAATCAACTTTCTGAGATAGCAGAATCTGCTCATCATCACATTCTTGGTGAAAACGATGATTGGTTTGATAAAATATCAGTCAATAAAAATATGAAAACATTAAAAGGTAGTGTAGTTGAATTTAAAAAAACTGCAAAAGAAGCTCATATGTTAAATCAAAGATTACAAGGTTTATATGAAGATATAGGACATGTACTTAATCGTTATTATGAAATTGATGAAGCTATGGACGCTGTCGGTAAAGAAGATGGTGACATTGATAATGATGGTGATGAAGATTCTTCAGATGAATATTTGAAAAAAAGAAGAGATGCTATTGGTAAGGCTATGAAAAATGAAGATAAAGGTGATATGGATAAAGATGGTAAAGATGAACCTGATGATGAAGAATATCTTCAAAATAAAGACAAAGCTATTAAGAAAGCTATGAAAAATGAAAATAGTCTTGGTGGTGTGGTTGGAATACCTTCACTTGGAGCAATAATTAAAGGTAAATAATGGATTTAATTCATCATTTAGTACATTTTTTAATGTATAGTTTAATTGTATGGCAGATAGTATTAGGTATATATGTAATACTATTATGGGCTAAAAGAAACATTAAGTTTGAAAAAACATCTCCTGTAATTAATGTTTCTGAAAATAGAACTGATTATCCAATTGAAGTGCTAAAAGATAGGTTAGAGGGTAAGAAAGTTGGACCAACTGGACCTATTGAAGTAGATATAAAGAAAAACTTAATTGTAGATACAAAATCTGATGAAAGTGAAGTTAAATTAGATGAAAAAATTAAGGGTAAAGTAAAAACCCAAAAAGATAAACTGAGGAGTTTGAGAAAATGAAAATAAATAAATCAGAACTTAAAAAAATGATTAGAGAAGAAGTAGAATCTTTAAATGAAATGGATTTAGATGCGGTTAGACTACCATCAAATGTACAAAGATTTACTGATAAACTAATTCAACAAATTCAAAGAGTTAGATTAACAAGAATTAAAATGTATTCACTTGTAGCTAGAATAGTGTCTGCACTTGATATTGATGTACAAAAATTAACTCAAATGATGATGTTAATTAAAAAAGATATGAAAAAAGGTAGTAAAGGTAACGATTAATACAAATAAGAGGTTGATATGGCTAAAGGCTTAGATTGTGGAACAAGTTATTATATAACAGCCACAAAAAATAGTATAAAAAAACAAAGAAATGTATTCTTAACAGTTGATGGAGATGCAAATCAAGTCAAACGAATGTTAAAAAGACAAAAAATTCCATTTGTGGAAAAAGCAGGTAAAGTTCATATTGTTGGACAACATGCTTTTAATTATGCACAAATATTTAGTACAACAGAATTAAAACGACCAATGTCGAGTGGATTATTAAATCCAAAAGAAAAAGATGCTTTACCTGTATTGAATGCGATTATAGGTGAATTATTAGGTAAATCAAAAGGTAAAGAAACTTGTGTTTATTGTATACCAGCTAAACCAATCGACCAAACAAGAGAAGTTTCTTATCACGAAGATGTTTTAAAACAGATTATTGAAACATACGGTTACGATGTCAAAGTTATAGAGGAGAGTGTCGCTCTCGCCTATGAAGGACTCGTAGATAATGATTTGACTGGTATCGCTATATCTATGGGAGCAGGAATGTGTAATGTATGTGTGATGTATCAAGGTATGAGTGCACTCTCCTTCTCTGTCGCTAGAGGTGGAGATTGGATTGATGAATGTGTAGCAAGTGATTGTGGATGTACAAAAGCAAAAGTAATAAGTGTTAAAGAAAATTCAAATCTTTTAGATTTAACAAAAAGTGCAATAAATGATATTTATCAAGAGGGAAGTGATGAGTACAATATTATAAATGCTATCAGAAGTTATTATGGAGCATTAGTTAACTATCTATTGACAAATCTAACAAATCAGTTTAATAATGCTGATAGTGTACCAAACTTTCCTGATTCAGTTCCAGTTGTATTTGGTGGAGGAACATCATTAGTTAAAGGTTTTATGGATGTAGTTGGTGAACAATTTAATCAAGATGAATTTCCTATACAAGTTAAGGAATTCATATTAGTCGAAGATGCTCACACAGCAGTCGCTAGAGGTTGTTTGAGTGAAGCTCAATTAATAGAGGAAGAAAATAATGAAAATCAAGAAAAGTCATCTTAAAGAATTAATTAGACATGCAATAAGTGAGTATATATCTGAAGCTGATGATGATAAATATACCCATATAGGATATGGTAAATATAAAGAGAAAGGAAAAGAGAAAGATAAAGACTCTCAAACTTTTCAAAAAGATGATAGTGGTAAAATAGTTCCTTTTGATGGTGATTCTGGTGGTGATACTCCAAAAAAAGAACCATCTAAACCAAAAATTACAAAAATAAAATCTAATCCATTTGATAAAGAAGATCCAGTTCAAAAAAATCCAGCCGATGATCCAAAATATACTGGTGATGACCCATTCGATATAGAAGATCCACTTACAGTTGGTGATGTAGGTGGTCCTGCTTATCCAAATGTACCAAAAGGTACAAAATCTTCAGCACAAGCTAAAGATACAATGCAACAACCATTTTATAAAATATCATATACTGATTCCGAAGGTAGAGAAAAAACTGATTCTATGAGAGCAAGTAGTCCTGGAGAAGCAAAAAAAGATTTTGAAAATATGAATCAAGGACGGGGTTTTAAGGTTACAGGTGTACAAGGTGATGAAAAATCAGCGATACCTACTGATACAACTACCAGATCTTCTGCAGAAGCTTATGCAAGAACAAATAATGCAGCAAAAGATTTAGGTTATTCTTCAGCTGAAGATTTAGTTATGAATGGTTCTTCTGATGAAATAGGTGAATTAGTAGATCACGATGATGTTTGGGAAAGTTTACCTAAAGACCTTCACCAACCAATTAATAATGCTTTAGACTTTATTAGAGATAATGAAATGGGTATGATTGGTGACCCTGTTGGTGATGAATTACTTTACGATTATAAAGGGGAAATATTAGATATGATTCAAAACCCTGATGGTTATGGTAAAGAAAAAGAAACTGGTGATAGACTAAAACAGATGGATGCACCTGATGATTATGAAGATTCAATGGATGAT